AAAACTGTTAATAGAGATTTTGTTCCTAAAGAAGGAGACCTTATAATAGTTCCAGGATTTCTGCCACACTTTACAACTGTAAATCCTCAACCTATAACACGTGTTGCAATGTCTGGTAACTATAGAATATCAGAAGAAAATAAACTCAGGTATACAGAAATTGCAAACGATCCTAAATCTGGGATCAAAAAATTATCTGGATTTTATTAAATGGGATTTCATAATTTATATTCACTAAATGTTTTTAGAGCAAGGCTTGAAGGTGTGGATAATGAAGCACTAGTAAAGTTATGTTTAGAAGAAGCAGAAGACATATCAAAAAGAAAAGATCAGAACCCTTCAGGAACTGGCTATGAGGACTCTCCTATTGATCCTGAGCATCCTATTGTAAAAAGATTACGTGAAGCAATAAGAAGAACTATTCATAAAGAAATAGAACCAACAGCACAAGAGGGTGAGATATGGGCTCATGTATTGAGACCAGGTGAGTCAACACAAATACATAGTCATAAAAATAAAAAAGATTGGGACCACTTGGGTCTGTCTTGGGTTTATTATCCTCAGATGGTTGATAGAACTAAACCTGATCAGGGTGGTAAGATTGTTTTCCAAACTCATATCAGTTCAATAAAAACTATTAGTAGAGACTTTGCACCAAACGTAGGAGACTTTATAATCTTTCCGTCTTGGTTGTCACACTTTACTACAAGACACGTAGGGGATACTGTACGTATATCTATCTCTGGTAATTATAATTATAGAGATGAAAAGTTATACAATAAGGTAGCCCACTCTCGTAACACTGGAATTAAAAAACTAACTGGATTTTAAAATGGCAAAATATATTTCAACTAAAACTTATAAACAATTAGGACCTGTAGCATATAGACAGTGGAGAGCTGACTCTCATTGTAATATGGTACATGGTTATGCTCTATCATTTCATTTTGAATTTGAAGCAGATACTTTAGATGCTCGTAATTGGGTGATGGACTTTGGAGGTCTAAGGCCTTTGAAAGATAACTTAGAAGATTGGTTTGATCATACATTGTTAGTAGCAGATGATGATCCTCAAAGAGATCAGTTGTTAGCTTTAGGTAAAGCTGGCATTGCTAAAATAACACAAGTAGAAAAGACTGGATGTGAAGGTATAGCTAATTGGTTATATGAATATATTAATACTATCTTCTTACCAGACTATGGTAAAGAAGAAGCTAATCGTATCTGGTGTTGTAAAGTAGAAGTAAGAGAGACAGATTCTAATATGGCAATGAAAGTGGGACACAGAGAAGATGGGGAATTCAGCTGAGCACAACTATACGTATAAGAAATTTACTACTGACATAATAAAAATTGCAGACTGGCTTAAGCCTCTGCGTGTAGGTTATACTCCTTACGAAGTAGAACCATGGGAACCTGATCTTATTGTATCAATTAATAGAGGTGGTCTAATTGCTGGTGTGTATCTATCACATGCATTGAACCTACCTCATTATCCGTTACACTACCAGACAAGAGATGGGGATAATAAAATGTTATTCCACAAGCCAGAAGGCTTTGATACAAATAAAAATATTTTATTAGTGGATGACATAAACGATTCTGGTAAAACATTTACACGAATAATTGATACGTGGGAATGTAATAACATAGGTGTAGCTCCAATGAAGTCTAGGATTAAAACAGCAGTATTGTTCTCAAGATATAATTCTAAGTATGCTGTTGACTTTAGTGCAAGAACATTGGATAACGATAATTGGATAGTCTTTCCTTGGGAAAGAGTTTATAATGAAAAGGATAATGTAGATGGCATTAAATAAAGATAAGACAGATAGTGTACTTGGTTGGGAAGTACATGATCATTTGAGATCATTAGGTATTGAAACACCTATGAACCCTAACGTAACTGATATGTTAGATAAGCAGAAGCTATCATTATTAGAAGATCACTTTGAAAAGATTATGGAACTAATAGGTTTAGATATGCAGAATGATTCTATGCAAGACTCACCTAGACGTTTAGCTAAAATGTATGTCAATGAATTGTTCTGGGGTTTAGACTATAAGAACTTTCCTAAGTGTACAGCTATTAATAATTCATTGAAAGATATTAATACTAATCAATCTTTTGTATTAGAAAGAGGTATTAGAATTAACTCTACTTGTGAGCATCACTTTGTTCCTATTCAAGGTAAAGCTACTGTTGCTTATCTACCTAGAGAAAAAATGCTAGGCCTATCTAAATTAAATAGAATTGTAGAATATTTTGCTAGAAGACCTCAGGTTCAAGAAAGAATGACTGAGCAGATTAAAGCTGCTATAATGTATGTGACTGAGACGTCTGATGTAGCTGTCTATATAGATGCAGAACATTTTTGTGTAAAGACTAGAGGCATACAAGACGTAGATTGTTCTACTGTTACATTAGCTGTCGGTGGTATCTTTGCTGGTGATACATCTGATGTTAGAAGAGAGTTCTTAAACTTAGCTAGAGGTCAGTAATGTCTTTGCCTTTCAAAAGAATATTTGTAACTTGGCAGAAGGAAGGCATACATCAGTATCCTGATGCTCCTAAAGGTGTAGAGTTCTTAGCCTATCCTCATAGACACATGTTTCATTTTAAAGTTGAGATAGATGTCTTCCATGATGATAGAGAGATAGAGTTCATACTTTTTAAAAGAGAGTTAGAAGATTTATATTTTAGAGGTGCGTTAGAATTAGATCATAAGTCATGTGAGATGATGGCTGATGAACTATCTGAATACATATACAAAAAGTATTCTGGTCGTGCCTTTATAATTACAGTTAGTGAAGATGGGGAGAACGGAGCGATCTGTACTTACCCTGCTACGATAGAACAGATTGGAGTACATTAATGCGTAAAGGAAAATACATACCTGATGGAATAGACTTCTGTCATATAATGCCAACAGCATATTTAGATACATGGGGTAGGAAATACAATACACAATTAGTATTAGCTCATTTAGTTGAACAGGATGAAGAGTATAAAGAGTTCTTTTGGAAATATAACAATACAAAGATATTAGATAACTCAGCTTTTGAAATGTTTAAAACTGGACAGCCTATGTATGAGTCTGATAAATTAATTGAGATGGGTAAGAAGGTTGATGCAGACTATATTGTAATGTCTGATTATCCTGACCAGGATCCTTCAGTAACTATTAGAGCTGCTGAGGAGTTAGCTCCTAAGTTTAAGGACGCTGGCTTTGGTACGTTCTTCTGTCCTCAATCTAAAGTTGGAGACCTTGATGGTCTTGTATCGTCTTTTGCTTGGGCGGCTACAAGTTCTTTAGTAGACTATATTGGTTTTAGTATATTGAATATACCTAATGCTTATGGCGTGGAAAAAAATAATAAATTACAGAGATACCTTTCGAGATTGAAGTTCGTCAAAGAGCTAGATAAGATTGGTGTCCTGGATATGATAGTAGAGAATGGTAAGAAGATACATTTTCTAGGAATGGTAGATGGTCCTAATGAAATCGAGCTTATGGAATACAATGGCTACAGTGAGTGTATTGACACTTGGGATAGTAGTGCTGCTGTTTGGTATGGTCTTAACGGTATCAGGTTTGATACTAGCCCAACTGGTGCAGTTAATGGTAAATTTGAAAAAGAAGTTGACTTCAATTGTAAAGAAGGTGATATTAAAAGTGTAGAATATAACTTAGCTTATATTGATAAATTATGTGGAGAAGTGAATGCTAAAGAATATAGGTTTAACGACTAATATAAGTGTCTTACCTAAGGAGAACATACAACCTAATGCTGTCGACCTTAATATAGATAGGGTGTGGGAGATAGGTACTGATGAATTTTATATTGGTATAGATAAAAAGCAACATAGAAAAGATACAAAAGAAATCTTTCCAGATAGTACTGGTGAGTGGTTATTAGAAGCAGGTAAGAAGTATCAGTTTGATACAAGTCATTGGGTTGCTATACCTGAAGGCTTTGCTGGATGGCTAATACCTAGATCAACATTAAACCGTAATGGTATTTCAATTACATCAGGACTATATGATAGTGGCTTCCAGAATTATGTTGGAGCTGTGATGCATATTGGTTGTGGTAATGCTAGAATACAGAAGGGTGCTCGTGTAGCGCAATTTGTTTACTGTGAAGCTGAAACAGATAGAATGTATGATGGAGATTATAATGCTAAAGATACGAGACCTCACTAATGAGATTTAATGAAAAGAAATTCTTAAAAGAAGTAGAAAAGTATATCGATAGTACTTACAATCAACATTACGTTGGTAAGAAAGAAGTACAGACTATAGATGTATGGGAAACACTAGGTAGTATTGATACGACATGTAGAGATACTGCTATAAAATATTTAATGAGGTATGGTAAGAAGGGTGGTCATAATAGAAAAGATCTATTGAAGGCTGTTCATTATATTGTATTGCTAGCACATTTTACATCAGGAGATGATAATGGAAATTAAGATTGAGATAGACCAACTGAAGAAAAGAAAACTATTTGTAGCTACTCCTATGTATGGAGGACAGTGTCATGGTATGTATACTAGAAGTACTAATGACTTATCTGCATTGTGTATGCATTATGGAATAGAAGTTAAGTTCTATTATTTGTTTAATGAAAGTTTAATTACTAGGGCTCGTAACTATTGCTGTGATGAGTTTATGAGAAGTGATAGTACACATATGATATTTATTGATAGTGATATTGGTTTTGATGCTAGAGATGTTTTATCTATGATGGCATTAATGGATCATGAAGATGATAAGTCTAAGTATGATATAATGTGTGCTCCTTATCCTAAGAAATGTATTGCTTGGGAAAAGATTAAAGCTGCTGTCGATCAAGGTAAAGCTGATGAAGATCCTCAGAACTTAGATAACTATGTTGGTGACTATGTATTTAATCCTGTACCTGGTACAGATAGAATACAATTAGATGAACCAGCTGAAGTGTTAGAAGGTGGTACTGGATTTATGATGTTTACTAAGAAATGTTTACAGAAGTATAAGGATGCTTATTGGGAAGATAGTGTAAACAGTCCTGGTGGATTTAGATATAGACCTGACCATGTTAGAACTAAAGAGTTTGATGGTAGTACAGAAATAATGATGTACTTCCAAGCATTGATTGATCCTGTATCAAGAAGATATCTATCAGAAGATTATATGTTCTGTCAGTGGGCTCGTAAGATAGATCTGAAGATATGGTTATGTCCTTGGATGAAATTACAGCATGTAGGTACTCATGTGTTTGGTGGTAGCTTAGCAGACCTAGCTCAGATACAAGCCTCTGCTACAGCTGACTCTTCTAAAGTAGGAATTAATTCAGGAGGTAAACCTTTAAAAGGTCCTCTGGAAGGTTCTAAAGTTACAATGAAAGATACTGGTGCTGTTCATAATAGAAAGTCTGGTACGTTTGAAGATGATACAGCTAAGAAGTTAGCTGCTAAGAAAGCGAGACAAAATGCAAATAAGTAATCAGACTATACAAATACTAAAAAACTTTGCTATGATTAATCCTTCTATAGCTTTTGAACCAGGTGAAATGTTACAGACTATTGCAACATCTAAATCTATAATGGCTAAAGCTAAGATAACAGAAAGCCTTACTACGTCAGGAGCAATCTATGATCTTAGTAGGTTCTTAGGTGTAGTAAGTCTATTTGAAAAACCTGAGTTTGATTTTACTGAAACACAAGTTGTAGTACGAGGAGGTAGATCGTCTGTTAATTATACGTTTGCTGACTCTTCTATGATTGTAACTCCACCTAAAGATAAACAGATAACAATAGATGACCCAGACGTTGAGATTGATCTCTCTGGTAATAAAATACAAGCTGTATTAAAAGCAGCTGCTGTGTTACAGTTACCAGAAGTATCTATTATGTGTGATGGAGCTCAAGTATATCTACAAGCATTGGATAGTAAGAACCCTTCTACAGATGACTACAAAGAAGAGATTATGGATTGGACTGGTGATAAAACTTTTAACTTTATCTTTAAGACTGAAAACTTTAAGATGATGCAGTTCGATTATAATGTAAAATTAACTAGCAGAGGTATCGCTCAGTTTACTTCAACGTCTTCGGACATGGAGTTGACTTACTGGGTTGCTGTCGAAGCTAATTCAACATACGAGTAGCTATATGCGTGATGAATATTTATGGGTAGAGAAGTGGAGACCTAAGAAGGTTGATGAAACTATTCTACCTAAGGAATTACATAATACATTCCAGGAGTTTGTGGATAGTAAGAACATACCAAACCTTATATTGTCTGGTGGTCCTGGGGTAGGTAAGACTACCATAGCCAAGGCTATGTTAGAGCAGTTAGACTGCGATTATATCGTTATAAACGGTAGTCTATCAGGTAATATAGATACCCTGCGTAACGAGATAATGCAGTTTGCTTCTTCGGTAAGTTTGTCTGGAGGAAGGAAATATGTAATACTAGATGAGGCTGATTATTTAAATCCTAATAGTACGCAGCCAGCTCTTAGAAACTTTATGGAAGAGTATAGTTCTAACTGTGGATTTATTCTTACTTGTAATTTTAAGAATAGAATTATACAACCATTACATTCTCGTTGTAGTGTAATTGATTTTAAAATTAATGGTAACGCACCTCAGTTAGCATCTAAGTTCTTTAAACGAGTTGAAAGTATTCTGACTACAGAAAATATTACATATGATAAAAATGTAGTTGTGCAACTCATAACAAAGTTCTTTCCAGACTATAGAAGAGTACTGAATGAGTTACAAAGATATAGTGTATCTGGATCTATCGATAGTGGAATACTAACTAACTTATCTGATGAAAATTTTAAATCTCTTGTGAAACATTTAAAGAATAAAAACTTTACTGATATGAGAAAATGGGTTGCTAGTAACTTAGATAATGAACCTGTAGTATTGTTTAGAAGTATATATGACAACGCTTCATTAGTAATGAATAAAGGTTCAATACCTCAATTAGTATTAACCATAGCTGACTATCAATATAAAAGTGCCTTTGTAGCTGACCAAGAAATAAATATGGTAGCATGTTTAACACAACTGATGGCAGAATGTGAATGGGTATAAAAAAAGTTGCGGTAGTAGGTAATGGTATTGCTGGTATAACAACAGCATACTTTCTTGCTAAGAAAGATATTGAAGTAGATATTTATGACAAGAATGGATCAGTAGCACATTATCCTGCATGTAGTTATCAGAATGGTGGACAGCTATCTGTATGTAATTCTGAAGTATGGAACACCTGGGACAATGTCTTTCGTGGTATGGGATGGTTATTTAAAAAAGATGCTCCCCTTGCATTAAGACCTGACGTTATTAGTTGGAGTAAAATTAAATGGCTAGCTGGTTTTGTTGGTGCTACAATAACAAATAGCTATGAAAAAAATACTCGTAAGACAATTCAGTATGCTTTAAGATCAAGAGAGTTACTTTTAGAACTTGAAGATGAGATTGGTATAAGGTATGACCAACAAAAATGTGGCATAGCTCACATCTATCGTAATGGTGCATCATACAAACATGCACTACATAACATACAAAGATTTCAAGATACAGGATGGGATGTAAAAAACTATCCAGTAGAAAAATTAACTAACTTAAAAACAAATGGCATAGTAGGAGCTACTATGTGTGAAGATGATTTTATTGGTGACATTAATTTCTTTTGTACTGAATTATATAATCATATCAAAGCAAAGTATGCTGTAACAAAGTATGAGAATAATGTGACACGTTATCAAAACAGTGAACCTGGTAACGTAGGTTTAGATACTTTAGCTAGTCAGTATGATGAAGTAGTAGTTGCTGCTGGAGCATGGACTAGTGAACTTGTACCACAGTGTAACATATATCCTATTAAAGGTTATACAGTTACAGTATGGGACGAAAGTAAAAGTGCACCAAAGTATTCTATAGTAGATGACGGTAAGAAGATTGTTACATCTACATTTAGCAATGGAAGATTTAGAGTAGCAGGTACAGCTGAACTAGCTGGATTTGAACAAGGTGAACCATGGCATAGAATAAATCCATTACTGGATTGGATAAAAGATTATACAAACATTGAATATGATGGAGTAGCCAGACACTCATGCTTTAGACCTATGACACCTAACATGTTGCCTATAATAAAGAAGATAGATAATGTGTGGGTAAATAGTGGAGCAGGCCATCTTGGATGGACTATGGGTATGGCTTTAGCAGAACAGATAGGTAACAAATTATGAAGAATACAATAAAAAGAATACATGTCAACATGCACCATATAAGATACAATAAAAAGAATGAAGTTAAGAAGCCTGTAATAACTTGTAAGACAGGTGGAAAGAATATCTATGGTGACAGAGTTAAAATATTTGGACCTAGTGAAGTAATATACAGTCCTGATAAACCATTGTCATGCGGAGCTAAAGTATGGGTTGAGACTCATAGTGAAGTTCTAATTACATGAAACCGTTTGACTATATAAACACAATCAATTATAGTAAAAAGAATCTTATGAGGAACTCTGACAATGATGAGTTGGCTGAGTCTGGTTACGTGCCATTCTTAACTAATAGATCATTATCATACTTCACAGATACGTTATTTTATGCTAATGAAATAAACCAATTTTGCCATACAGATCACAAGCTCCAATACGAGTATCTCCTAAATAGTGTCAGACCGAAAAAAAGGTTTGCGAAATGGGTTAAGACTATGGATAGTGATGATTTGGAAATGGTTAAATTATACTACAACTACTCAACAAAAAAAGCACTTCAAGCAATTGCCATCTTAACCCCTTCAGAACTAGACTATATAACTAGAAAGGTTACTAGGGGAATAAAACATGAGCATAATTGATACAATGGTTGAGGTTGGCCTCAAAGAAGAAGAAGACTTTCTTAAAGTAAGAGAGACACTTACTCGAATTGGTGTAGCCTCCCGCAAAGATAAGACACTTTATCAGAGCTGTCATATTCTCCATAAGCAAGGACGATATTATATAGTACACTTTAAAGAGCTCTTTGCCTTAGATGGTAAACCGACTAATTTTTCAGATGAAGATACTGGTCGAAGAAATACAATAACAAATTTATTAGCAGAGTGGGGACTGATAACAATTAATGATATCAACTCCACAGCAGAACCAATCACACCTCTTAGTCAAGTGAAAATAATTTCACACAAAGAAAAGAGTGAATGGAATCTAGTTGCAAAATATAATATAGGAAAGAAAAAATAATGGGATTTTTTACATGGATGTTTGGACCTACACCAGCAGTGACTAAAGATAAGTTTATGGAAGACATAAAAAAACCTGTCACAGCTTTTACAGCTAGGGTTCCAAAGAAAGTAATAACAAAAACACAAATGATGAATCTATCTAAAGATCAATTAGAACAAATAGGTAGAGAGAATGGTATTGAATTAGACAAACGTAAAACTAAAGCAAAACTAATAGACATCATACATAAAAAACTTACCAAAAATTCAAAAAAGTAATAGCTCATATACTAAAAGCCGTTGACTTCTTAGGGTGGAATGCAGATATATATTAGTGAGGTTGCCTTATGGAACCTCATAATATTAACTCGCTTTTAAAGGAGAACAATAATGGTTTTACATAACCTAAATTTCGACCCATTCCATTCACGCACTGTAGGCTTTGAAAAAATATTTGATCGCTTAAGCAGAATTGCTGAATCAGAAGTACATACACCTTCCACTTATCCCCCATACAATATCCACCGCAAAGGTGATGATAAGTTTGACATTGAAATTGCTGTCGCAGGCTTTCAAGAAGAGGAACTAGATATTGAGTTTAAAGATAACGAACTTACCATTGAGGGTAAGAAAAAAGAAGACAAAGAATCAGATTACGTCCACAAAGGTATCGCTAATAGGAGCTTCAAAAAAGTCTGGCACCTTGAAGACCACACAGAAGTTATCGGAGCAAAACTCTCAAACGGATTGCTCTGTATCACTTTGGAGAAAATTATTCCTGAAGAACTAAAAGCTAAGAAGATAAAAATTAATCAAAAACAAGAACGACGAAGTAATAAAGAGCTCTTGCAAGAGGGCAAAGCATAAACCAGTTAAAGGGCTCTTCGGAGCCCTTTTTTTATGTGTTGACTACCAAATAGAAATGTGCGAAGGTAGATTCAAATAAGAAGGAACAAATTATGAACTTAAAAACATTAAGAGAACAATTAGAAATAGACGAAGGAGTTAAGTATGACATTTACAATGATCACCTCGGGTATCCTACTTTTGGTATCGGTCATTTTGTTATTGAATCTGACCCGGAACGTGGACAAGAAGTTGGGACTGCCGTCTCGAGAAAACGAGTCGCAGAAGCATTCGAGTCTGATGTTAAAGGAGTAATAGAAGATTGCAATGAATTATATAATGACTTTGATGAGTTGCCAGAAGAGGCACAACAAATTATAGCGAACATGATGTTTAATATGGGTAGAACCAGATTAAGTAAGTTTCGTGGTATGAAAAGGGGTGTTGATGCTAGGGATTGGGATGCTGCAGCTGATGAGATGGTTGACAGTGCCTGGTATAAACAAGTTACTAATCGAGCTGATCGTTTGGTCCAAAGAATGAGAGGCATAACCTAGGAGAACTTAAATGTTTCCTTATACTGAAGAGGAAGCCGACTGGCTTTCGGGTAGGTAGGTTATAAGGGGTAGACATATAGTCTGCCCCTCGGTGATATAAAATAGGAGAAGAGATGATGAATGTAAAGACTTTGATCACGTGGATAATAATTGTATGTGCTCTGTTTACTTATGGGTGTACAGAGCTACTAGCTGATGAGGATGGCTATAGTACCCTTCCTGGTTGGTCTATTGGTTATAAATTTAATTTAGATTTAGATGAAGATAAAGATAGCAAGTTAAGATTGTTTGGAAAGTACAAAGAAAAAGATGGCACCTCATATAAAATGGGATGGGTCAAAAAAACTGGTACCAATTTGAATGACTGGAACGAAGATGAAGATGGAGTTATCTTTTTTGAGCAAGAGATAAAGTTTTAGTTGACTTAAACACAATACTAGGTGATATTATATTATGAGTAAATTTTGGACAAATGTAAGCCTTGACAAGAATAATTTAATTGTCAGAGGTTATGAGAACGGTATGGAATATCAGAATCGTATTCCTGTTAAGCCACATCTGTACGTAGACGATCCGTCTGGACAAAGTGAATGGCGAACCGTTGAAGGTAAGCCTGTTGTTAAAAAAGTATTTGCTAATGTAAATGGTGATCCTGAAAAGAGAAGACGGGATGGATTGAAACCTGATGGTGTGCCTGAAGGTATTATGGCATGGAGATCTAGGAATGCTTCTAGTCTCAATATGTATGGACTGCAAACATCTAAGTCATGGTATTATATTTACTATGACTATCTTCAAGAGACATATCCTGATGAAGTTAAATATGATGCTTCCTTAATGTCTGTAGCTAATATAGATATAGAGGTTGCTGCTGATGAAGGG